CACAGAAAAAATATAAAGCGAGAGCGACTGAAGTTGGGGCGAGGTTGCGAAGAGAATGTCGGAGAAAAGGGCGAGAAGTGCGGAGAAGAGGCGCACAAGGAAAGAGAACAACTACATACTTGAATATTACGAGGCGATTCAGAACGGTTCGATAGTAGTCGGCCATTGGATTATGCTCCTCCTTGAATTTTTAATAAATGGCTTGGCAGAAAAGCGGTTCTTTTACAGTTCGGAAAAAGCTGACGAGGTTATCGAGTGGATAGAAACCCATTGTTTCCATACTGAAGGACCGCTTGCGCCACAGCCGTTAAAATTGGAGTTGTGGGAGCGGGCTTTTATCGCGACAATATACGGAGTTGTAGATGAACGAGGGTTCAGGCAGTTCCGTGAAATTGTCCTGATCGTTTCGCGTAAAAATGGTAAATCACTCTTAGCCGCAGCGATAGCAAAATACGAATGGCAGTGTGGCGGCTACGGTTCAAAAGTATATAATATTGCGCCGAAATTGGCGCAGGCCGATATTATTTATTCGAACGTGTGGCAAATGACAACTCTCGACCCTGAGTATATTAAACTCAAGGAAGAGTTATCAGTCAAGGACATGCACAACAAGAGCGTGAAAGATACGTCGATATTACCACGCCATAGAATGACAGACTTGTTTATTCCTGCCCTGAACGCATCAGTAATGAAGATAGCGTTTTCGGCTAAAAAGTCCGACGGTTTCAACCCTTCATTTTGCGCGTGTGACGAGGTTGCAGCGTGGGAAGGCGACGCGGGCCTTAAACAGTACGAAGTAATGAAGTCAGGAATGGGCGCAAGGCCCGAAGCGATACTTTTAAGCTGTACGACTTCAGGATATGTTAACGACGGAATATACGACGAGCTGCTAAAACGATGCACACGGTTTTTATTAGGTAACAGCAAAGAAAAAAGGCTGTTACCTTTTTTGTACATGATCGACGACATAGAGAAGTGGAACGACCTTGAGGAGCTTAAAAAGAGTAATCCGAATTTAGGCGTTTCGGTAACTCCTGAATATCTTCTCGACGAAATTGCCGTCGCTGAAGGCTCGCTTTCAAAAAAAGCGGAGTTCATTACAAAATACTGCAACCTGAAGCAAAATAGCTCACTCGCATGGCTTGACGCTCATGTGGTTGAGAAAATGTCAGGCGATGCACTGAACCTTGAGGACTTCCGAAGCAGTTATTGCGTCGCAGGCGTGGACTTGTCGCAGACAACAGACTTAACGGCGGCGACGATAGTTTTGGAGAAAAACGGAGAGCTTTACGTATTCGCAAAGTTTTGGCTGCCTTCTGAGAAAATAGACGAAGCAATCGCCCGCGACGGAGTGCCGTACAATATTTACGTTCAACGCGGACTGTTAGAGCTTGCGGGAGAAAATTACGTCGATTACAAGGCATGTTACGAGTGGCTGAAGAATCTGATTGAGCAATACGAAATACTGCCGCTAAAAGTCGGTTACGACCGATACTGTGCCCAGTATTTGATTCAGGACCTTGAGGCGTATGGGTTCCAATGTGACGACGTTTATCAAGGTGATAACCTTTGGCCCGTCCTTCAGGAAATGGAGGGGCTTTTTAAAGACGGTAAAGTTCACATAGGTGACAATGATCTATTAAAAATACACATGCTCAACAGTGCCGTGAAAATGAGCACAGAGCGAGGAAGGGGCAAATTAGTGAAAATCAGCCCGACAGCGCACATTGATGGCGTTGCAGCATTAGCCGACGCGTTTTGCGTCAGGCAGAAATGGAACGAAACAATAGGCATACAGTTGAGGAATGAGTAAATGAGTTTATTCGATTTAATTTTCAGGCCCAAAGAGGCCGTCAAGTCAGACAACGCAAGAGGCAGCAACAGGCCGATATTTTACGAACTAAACAACTATCGGCCCGCGTTCACTGATAGGAAGGGCGAAATTTACGAGGATGCACTCGTAAGAGCTGCGATTGATGCAAGAGCGCGCCACATATCGAAATTAAAGGTCGAGACGGTCGGAAGTGCTCAGCCTTCACTTCAGAACAAATTAAGGCTTGGCCCGAATCAGTGGCAGACGTGGAGTCAGTTTTTGTATAGAACGTCAACGATTCTCGACGTACACAACACGGCTTTCGTAGTGCCCGTATTCGACAGGGGAATGGTAATAACGGGGTATTATTCCGTATTGCCAAAAAAATGCGACCTCGTGGAGTATAAGGGTGAAATATGGCTGCGATACAAGTTCGCTCACGGGGCTACCGCTGCGGTAGAGTTCAGGAAATGCGCTTTACTAACAAAATTCCAATATAACGACGACTTTTTCGGGGCAAGTAATGACGCACTAGACGAAACTCTTGATATGATCGTGATACAGAATCAGGGTATAAAAGACGGAGTTAACAACGCGGCTGCCTACAAGTTCATGGCACAGATTAATAACTTCACCAAAGCGGACGACCTGAAGAACGAGCGCGTGAGATTCAGTCAGGATAATTTAACAGCCGACGCAGAGGCGGGCGGCCTGCTGCTCTTCCCGAATACTTACCAAAATATACAGCAGATTAAAAACGCTGCATATGCAGTTGACGCGGAGCAGACGAAGTTAATTGAAGAGAATGTGTTCAAATACTTCGGTGTGAACGACAAGATACTGAAGAACGAGGCGACGAGTGAACAGCTCGACGCCTTTTTCAATGGCGCGATAGAGCCTTTTGCGATTCAGTTCTCGGAGGCTATGACAAAAGGCATTTTCTCCGAGCGAGAACGCGCAAATGGTTCATTCCTGATAGCAAACGCAAACAGGTTGCAGTATATGTCAGCAACACAGAAGGTTGGAATGGTTCAACAGCTTCTTGATAGAGGCGTCATAACTATAAACGAAGCGAGAGAACTATTTAACTATGCACCTGTTGAGGGCGGCGACGTGCGAACAATAAGAGGAGAATACAAAGATTCGAATGAATTAGGAGGGCTAAACAATGCCGATGAAAACGAATGAAAGAGAATATCGTGATTTTACGCTCGCCGTTGCTAATGACGACGAGGCAGCAGAAGAGAGAAAAATCGTTCGCGGATATGCGAGCGTGTTCAGTCACCCTTACACACTATATGAAGACAACGAGGTGGTGATTCAGGAACAGGTTGACGAAAACGCATTTAACGACGCTGATTTGAGCGACGTTATTTTGCAGTACAACCACGAAGGACGTGTTTTTGCCCGCACAAAGAACGGGACGCTAACCGTATCACCTGACAAAAAAGGCTTGGCGATTACTGCCGACTTGAGCGGTACATCAATAGGCGGACAGCTATACGAAGAGATCAGGGGCGGGTACACCACACAAATGAGTTACGGCTATACCGTTAACGGGGCCGAGTGGAGCAAGAGAGAACTTAAAGATGGTCGAATCCTTGAATTGAGGACAATAACCTCAGTTAACAAGGTTTATGATGTTTCGGCGGTTTCTATTCCCGCCAATGATGCAACCACAATATCAGTGCGAAATCTCAGCGACGGAGTGATTGAGGAGATTAAAGCGGAGAGACTTAAAGCACTCGAACTTGAACGTAGAAAATTACAGTTAAGAATCAAAATGGAGGTTTTCAAACATGATTGAGAAGATTAAGGACTTCACAATGGAAGAAATCGAAAAGAGACTCGCAGAGATCAGCGCGGAAATTGACAGCGCAGACGAGGAGAAAATTAACTCACTCAACGAGGAGCTTAACGCCCTCGAAACAAGAAAAGGAGAAATCAAAATGGAAGAGAGAAAGGCAGACATGAAGGCAGTTATCGAGGGCGCAGGAAATGTTATCGAGAAGGCACCCGCGAAAGAAGAGAGATCACTTGAGAGTGTTAAGGGTTCCGCGGAATACCTTGACGCGTTCGCTAACTACATCAAGACAGGCTCCGATAAAGAGTGTCGCGCACTCCTTACCGACCTCGTAGACGGCGGTTCCGTTCCTACTCCTACACTTATCGACGACTTTATTAACACAGCATGGGAGAGGGCAAACCTTATCTCACGTGTAAGACGTGTTTCATTCAAAGGAACTGCAAAATTCCCGTTCGAATACTCAGCAACAGGCGCGAGCGTTCATGTTGAAGGCGACGACGCACCAAACGAAGAAGAACTCGAACTCGGAACAGTTTCAATCGAGCCTCAGATGCTCAAGAAGTGGATAAAGGTATCTGACGAGGTTATCGAGCTTAAAGGTCAGGCGTTCCTTGATTATATCTATGACGAGATCGAGGAGAAGATTTTGAAACTCGCTGATTCTCTTGTTATCGCAGCAATCAAGGCAGCACCCGCAGCAGCTACAACAACAGCAGCAGGCGTTAGGGCTGTTACAGTTGCAGACGTTGATTTTACTACAATCTTTCAGGCACAGGCCGAACTTGTTAGCGAGGCCCGCAATCAGGTTGCTATCATGAACAAGAAGATGTATTTCAACAAGTTCATGGGCTTGAAGGACACAGCCGACAGACCTATCTATAACATCGTATCAGAGAACGGCAGACCTTCATACTACATCAACGGCGTTGAAGTTCTCTTTGACGACACAATGGCAGATAACGAGATCATCGTCGGCGACCTTGGCGGCGTTGTTATGAACCTTCCAAGCGGCAGAGAAGTAACATTTGTTACAGATGCGCTTTCACTTGCTGAGTATGACCTTGTTAAGATTGTCGGCAAGATGTACGCAGGTATTGGCGTAGTTCGTGACGGCTACTTCTGCAAGGTAACACTTTCATCGGTAAGCGCATGATCAAGGCAGTAGTTAATAAGAGGGTGACACTCACAGCCGACGTTGGTTCGGTTGTATATATCTCTGAGGGGCAGTTCGCTGCCCTTCAGGGTAAAGTGGAGCCATACAAGGAAGAGGCCAAAGCTGTGGAACTCAAGAAGGAACCCGCAGCCAAGAAAACCTCAAAAGGTAAGAAAGGATAAGATAAAATGCTGAGCAAAGTTAAACTTGCGTTGAGAATCACGACAACCGCATACGACGACGAACTTAATACCTTAATCGAGGCCGCAAAAATGGACTTGGGCGTGGCGGGCGTGATAGTACCCGCAGAAATAGACGCACTCGTAACACTTGCGATAACAACATATTGCAAATGTCATTTTGGCGAGCCTGACGAGTACGACAGACTCAAAGCAAGCTATGACGAGCAGAAGGCACAATTATCTATGTGTACGGGGTATACAGAATGGATAGGAGCACAGTAATTAATTTAGTCAGGATAACGAGAACTCAGGACGATTTCGGAGTGTGGAGAAGTTCAACGACTTCTCGACAGGTGTTCGCTCAGGTGGACAGCATAACACAGCGCGAGTTTTACGAGGCAGGCCGTAACGGGCTTAACCCTGAGTATAAATTTACTGTGTTTTTCGATGATTACGAAAATGAACCCATTATCGAATACAACGGGCAGCAGTACGCCGTATATAGAACTTACCTGACACGTAATGATAGATTAGAACTCTACGCAGAGCGTAAGGGCGGAACGAACAAGGACACAACACCGTCGGCATGAGGTCAAGATCATGGCAGTAGTAAATAGTTCACGAATTAACTTAAAAGAGGGCCTTGAGAGCGCGATAATGAAGTATTTAGACGATTACAGCGACGATGTGATTCGTGCGGCCGAACAGACGACCGTAACGATTGCAAAGGACACTGTAAAGAAGTTAAAAGCAGAATCGCCGCAAGGAAATCACGGAGGCCAACACCGTTACGCAAAAGGATGGACCTACGAGCTTGATAAGAGACGGTTGAGAGTGGGCGCGACGATTTACGGAAAAAAAGGTACTTATAACTTGGCGCACCTTCTCGAATACGGCCACGCACTCAGGAGCGGAGGCCGACAGGTCGGAAGCGCCGCAGCAATCGAACATATTCGACCTGTTGAACAGTGGGCTATCAAAGAATTTGAAAAAAGGCTTATAAGAGCCATAGAAATGAGGCATTAAATGACTTACAAAGAAATTTCAAACATGGTCGCATCAATCGGACTGCCATATGCTTATTATCAATTTCCTGAAGGAACCGCACAGCCGTGTCCGTTTATTGTGTTCTTTTACGCAGAAACCGACGACCTCTACGCAGATGATAGCAATTATCAATCAATTCCCGTACTCAATATCGAACTTTACACAGACAACAAAGATTTCGGGCTTGAAGCGCTCGTTGAGAGTACGTTGAAAAAGAACGGAATAACTTACTATAAGGAAGAAAATTATATAGATACAGAAAAAATGTTTCAAATTTCGTATGAAATGGAGGTAGTAATAAATGGCTAACAAAGTAAAATACGGACTCAAAAATGTGCACTATTCAGTAGCCACAATCGACCCACTCGACAATACTGCGACATATGCGGAGCCTGTTCCGTGGGCGGGCGCGGTTAATCTTTCACTCGATGCAGAGGGCGAAACAACCAAGTTCAGAGCGGATAATATCGACTACTGGGTTGGACAGAGCAATAACGGTTACTCAGGAGACTTCGAGAGTGCACTCGTTCCCGAGTCATTCAGAAAAGACGTTCTCGGAGAGATCGAGGACGATAACGGCGTACTCATTGAGGATGCAGGAGCACCCACAAAGCCGTTCGCACTTATCTTTCAGTTTGAGGGAGACGTTAACGCAACTCGCCACGTTCTCTATAACTGCACAGCAACCCGCCCTTCAGTAAGCGGCGAGACAACAGGCGAGGAAATCGAGCCACAGACGGAAACACTCAGCCTCACAGCAGTATCAATTCACAACAGTTCACTTGATAAGGACATTGTGAAAGCACGCTGCAAAGAAGGCGATAACGCATATTCAACATGGTTCGATGCAGTATATCAGCCAACAATTACATCAATGTGATGATCTGGGAGGCGGTTCGCTGCCTCCCTATTTTTGAAAGGG